AAAAGCCCACTCACCGACAATTAATCCGTGATTTGGGGCCGTTACCGTAGCGGTAGTAGTTGAGCGGGTGTAAGTTCCAGAAATGGATGTGTTGTCATACATCCCAACCACACCAGCACTTGTCGTTGCCGCACCAAAGAAGAATGCCTTCAACCGAGTGCGGAACGGAATAATTAGACCAGACGTAGTCGCATATTGCGATTTAACGTCATATTGCATTGATGGCATCGTTGTTCTCCGTTTCGGGGAGATCAAGGCGGGAAATCAATGACTGCATGACATCGATTGCCGCTTGGGAAGCAACTGCCACGTCATGTGCGTGGTCTCGTTGCTGTTCCATTTTCTTGATCTCCGTTAGCAAAAACTCTTTTGTTATCTGCATTACGCTTCAATAGCGTACAAGAAGTAAGCAGTACCAGCGGAGTCAACAAAACGGATCTTCTGTGTCGGCGTGGTCGATGTTCCGCCAATTGCCTGAACCATCGCATCCGGCAAGTTAAACAGATTTGTAATCGTGCCAGCGCCGCTGTTGGTTACACGGATAAACGAAGCGTTTCCGGGTAATGTCGTGGTGTTGGTGATGTCCGAATCCACTTGCAAAGCGGCAACTGTACCGCCCATCGTTACGCCAGCCGCACCGCCAAGGGTGACACGCAGGCCGTTAGCCGCACCAGAAATTGTGCCGCCAGAGTTAACGGAGAGAGAAATATGAGCACCGTTTACGGTTCCACCAGTGGCGGCATTAGCGCCAGTAACTCGTGTAAACGCACGGAGAGTTTCACCAGAGCCGGTGCTGGTGATATCTAAACGGCTGTAGTTTAAACGGGTATCTCCGGTGGTTGCCGAAGAGGTAGCGTAGAAACTGGAAATATTTTGGGCGCTTGTAACCGTGATGGGGCTAGAAGCAGTGCCGCCAATAAACCCATTGTCAGAGGCGACTGGGCCTGAAAACGTAGTGCGAGCCATGATAGACCTTTCGTGTAGTAGCACATCCTCTTACCGTCTCTACTACGTCTGCTAGGTCAGTCGGCAAGAGTAAAAAAATCCTAGTACCTAAATCATACTGCGTTTAAACAAAAAGGGGGAAGTTTTTTGCTTCCCCCTTTTCCCGATTAGGACGCTCCGGGTGAACCGAAGATACCAAGCGGATCAGACCAGCCGAACGAATAACGCTCACGGGCCTTGTACCGGACGTTACCGGTGTCAAAGTCGCCGTCCATCGACTGGGCCAGCGGCATACGCACAAAGTGCTTCAGACCGTTGGGCACATCGGTGGTCAGGAACCATGCGTTCGTATCCGTCAAGAAGTGGTTAACGGTGTAACCCTCGGGGATAGAACCATTGTTCTTCAGAGCGTTGATGTCGTTGTCAGCCGTAGCCACACGGAGTTCAGTCTCCAGCAGACGGGTTGCAACGAACATCAGTGCGGTAGGAACAACCAACTTGCGGGGCTTTGCGGCGATCAGCAGGCCACGCTCGTCCGTCCACTGGGCAATCTGAATAACAGCCGCCTCAAGGGAGGTCTCATTCAGGTCTGCCGGGGTAGCCGGTTCGTTGGAGTTAACACCGCCAGAAACCAGCGGGTGAAGGGTTGAGAACAGTTCCACGCCGTCACCGCCCGTATAGGACGAGGAGAAGCCGTTGTTCAGAACGTTCGCCGCCTTAACCTGTTTGGTATAAGCCATAGCACGGGCCAGAGCCTTGGTATAACGAGCCGAGAGGCTGTCATACAGGTTGTCTTCCATCGCCTCTTCGGTGATAGAGAAACCCAAGGCAATGGTTTCGTGCTGGTAGCGGGCAGTCCATGCTTCCTGAGCATTGTCATAAGCGATGGCAGAGCCTTCGTTTTTGACAGGTGCGGCAGAGAAACCGGACAGTTTGGTCTCTTCTTCAAACGAACGCTCGGAACTCTCAGTTTCAAAGATTTCCTTGTGTTCTTCGCCGTAACGGGCGTACTCAAGACCGAACAGGGCGTTCAGTCCGGGAAGAAGTTCTTTTAACAGTTGGGCACGAGAAATAGCCATTATGCGCTCCTTCCAGTGGCATTCTCATACAGAGAGATGCCGAAGTTGAAACGAACAATCACCTCGGTATAGGAACCGGGGTAATTGGCAATAGCAGTCTCAGGCACAACGTCCACAACACGAATCGGCAGAGTCGTTTCGGTGTCAGTGGTGTTCAGAACTGCGTTTTTAGAATCGCCAGTGGTCGTGGAACCGGTGTTTTGCACCAGAGACACGTTTTTACCAACGGCGGCTTGAGTCAGAAAACCAATGGTTGTACCAGTGGAAACGACTGCAACTTTGTACAACTGATCGGGATCGTCCTGAACATATGCTTTCATGCCAGAAACCGACAGACCACCCGGGTAATACTGTTTAAACACCGGCTGGCTAGTGTTGGGATCGACATAGGTGCATCCAAGGAAAACACCAATCGTGGTGGCACTGGAAGTACCGGCCTCTTTCGTAATGTTTCCTGCCGAATTTAGGGTCACCACATCGCCATAGAAAATAGCGGTGGTTTCACCAGATCCGATAGGAAGTTGACGGGTTTGACCGGCATATACCTGACCACCCAGCAGGTTCACGGGAACCATGCCGTAGGGGGCTGAAACGGTAGGATAAGCCATTCCTTAACTCCTTATTTACCCCATCTTGCTATTGCTGGTAGTGGACTTTCGCTCACTGAACAACGGCATTCTGGGATCGTTTTCTTTCATCAGATTAGCGTCCACAGCCGCCGTTTGGGCATCTGTCTGCTTTCGGAACCAAGCGTTCCGCTGATCGACAAACTCCTGCGGCGTACTGCAAAGCACCAATCCACCAATTTCTACAGAGCCAGAATCCTTGCCCTGTATTTGCAGTTCGGGGTAGTCCTCACGATTAATCGGAGTCCAGCCCTCGTCCTGCTTTGAGATCATGTTTCGATCATCCGGTTGCCCGAGGATCGATTTCCGAATCCAGCGATGGGCTAGGCCATCACGGGGTTGCGGGGTTGGAAGTAAAGACGGCGGTGACCATGCCTTTTTACGTTCCGAGAATAGGCGTGTTTGATTTTCACGAGGTGTGCGCTCAGACATTGTTCATCTCCTTTGCAACTTGCTGTGCATAGACTTCTAATGGAATTCCAAGCCTCTTAGCGATGGAGACTTGGGACTTGGTCAACGTGATCTTTTTAGACCCCGAAGCACTTCTAGAAGCAGGAGCGACAACGTTTGCGGCGGGCTTTCTTTGCCCGAATTTTTGCGGGAATGCTTCCCGGATTTGAGCATCAATTTGCTCAAAATAGGCATCCGATCCTGCTACGTATCCACGCTGGATGAGTGCGTCATGGATACCAAAGGCCGCACCTCTCATAACAGGGTCGGTCTCAAACCAGTTGTTTTGAGACACCCACTGACGGGTGCGTTCGTCAGGGACGACTTCTGGTATTCGTTGTTCTACTGCAATTTTTTCCTCTTGTAAAGGGGTGTATTGCGGCTGGTAGCGGTCTACCTCCCGCTTGTCGGCAACTATCTCGGATAGTTTTTTCTGGGCGGCGACCATCTTGTCTGAGTCGCCAGCCTCATAAGCCTCCTTATATTCCCTTTCGGCTTGAGCCATTTGGGCTTCGGCCTTGGATTTGTAAGTCTCTACCAACTGCTTTTCGCCTTGGGAGAGCCTTTCCTGAAGCATTCGGTTTTGTTCGGCTACCTTTTTGGCATAGGCAATGGCCTCTTGACGCTCCCGGTCAGCGGCTTCCTTGGCACGGCGCTCGTCATGGTAGCCACGGCGCAAGTCCTTGATCCGCTTCTGGACGTTCTCGGAATACTGGGAAATCTCATCGTCCGTAACCTCAATTTCGCCTTTGGCAGGCTCTTTATTGCGATCCTCCTCGGGGGTGTCGTCTACGATTTCAATTTCTGGTTCTACTTCTATTTCCAACTGCTGTTGTTCTTCAGCCATTTTCTACTCCTTCAAAGGCGGGTAACTACCCGTGGATCGGCAACGACAGCCTCAACGGTGTCATCGTTTATAAGGCGAAACTCTTGATCTCCCTCGGGGGTTGTGATCTTGAATCTCGTTCCGGAATAAGACCTCATGATGATGAAGTCCCCCTCCTTGCACCAAGGCCCGTCCGGAAACTTGTCCGGGTCTTGATATGCAGACGGCCCCAACTTCACTACTAAACCAACAATTGAAGCAATCTCCTCTTTCCTTCGCTCCGTTTCGGCAATAATGATTTTCGTATCTTTGAATGTGTCATCCTTTTTAGGAATAGCAATCAAGATCCGGTATCCCTGCGGCTCCGGTAGTTTTAAGTCACTCATCTGGCAAATCCTCTATTAGTCTTATGACACGCTGTAAACCACGAATCTCCCCCACCGCCTCTCGGTAGGCGGG